CTCTTCCCAAGTTAACCTTAAAGGTTATTGGAATCTACATTACTGTAGATTAATCCAACCATAAGACAGCCGTTCCCCATATGGTATGGGAAACGTTGTCCCGCGTTCGCTTATCGGATCCTCACGGATCCGAAGAAGTGAATCTTGTAGGAGACTCCAGTCTCCTTCTTTTGGGGTGAAAACACGCCCAAGTACAAGAAGGACACCTACCTCAAGTCGCTGCAACCCAGGATTAAACCTGAAGTTGTTTGAGCGAATAATTGGGGTAAGTGTACTGGTATATTCATACAGGCCCTGAGCATTTGGGTTCGAGCACAATGGCAAAATGCCAGAGTACTTTCCCCGAGTGCGCAGAATCCTCCCATAGCGCTTATTTTTCAATAGGCGCTCAAGGAAGACATTAACCTGCGAATACAAGTACGCGGAACAGATGTGAAACTGCTTTAGACGAAGCCGCTTGGCTAAGTCGCAAACAGAAACCGCATCTTGAATAGAGGTGATACCACTCCTCCTAAGTCTTAGAGGCGTAACATCTATGCCATTATAGGCATCGACGCCACAGGATTCTCGAAAGAATCCCTTGCGAAATGTCTTATCCATGTTGGGCACAAGGCCTGCCATGGTTAAGGCGTAAATCGCTGCATCATAATACTTAGTAGGAAGAACAATATCATCTCCGAAGACATAGATATCATCACAGTTAACACCGTGACGACACCGTATGCCAGCTCGAACTAGGCTCCAGAAGATTAAGCTCTGAATGGGGAATATATTACAATTCCCCATAGGAGCGTATTTATGGAACCTTCTCACAACGTTACCTATCTGATAATAATCAGATCTAGCAGAATTAAGCCAACGACTAGCACCTCCAAAAAGGAAGTTAACTAGTTCGCAGCCGATTCTGTCGCTTGCCTCGGAGAGGTCGAGAGTTAAATATTCTCGACTCTTCGATGCTTGCAAAGCAAGTGACCCATTAATCTTTTGGTCAGTGAAGTTTATCTTCCCTGATGTCAATCGATTGGTGGCGATCGCCTGCTCTAGAAGCCTCCGCTGGCCCTGCTGAATCCAAATGGCTCCTTTGGGATGCACGCAAATTAAGCGTGGACCCCGGGAGTCCTTCGGAACTGCAGATACTTTGGAGACTATACGATTAGTCTCAGTCAGCAACCTCGGACTACCAACTCTCATTGCAGCATCCCAAAAAGATGGGATACCGCAGAAGAACTGGTCGAAGGGGTACTCTGCCTGGATGGACTCGTATATGGTATCGAACTTAGACTTATCACACGGAGCACAGGGCGGAAAAACCGCTCCTGGGCCATGCGACGGGCTAATGTTCGACCAGTTGATGCGATATACAACAGCACCAACATATTGACGTGCACTTCTGAAGACATGGGAGGTTTGGAGGGTACTCAAAAAGTACTTATTCCAAACGCCAACAACTTCATCGGTGCTTATAAATTTTGCAAAAGCAAAATCTAGTTGTGATTTAGTAGGTTCGAACTCGGCTTTATAGCAGAAGACTAAGATCTGCCGCAGATCTCTAAGAATATCCGCATCGCGATTAGCGATGAAGAGATCCCACAATGGTGAAAGCCAAGGTGGGAAGATGGGCTGTTCAAGTCCATCATTCTCGAGGAACTGTAGCAGAGTCTTATCTAGCTTAGGTCCTTCTACAAGGACCCAACTCAACGGTAAGTCACTAGGGGGATCCAACTGGACCCCTCTGGAATTACTGATGTCAGCTAGCAGATGATGTAATGATACTATTAACATATGCATAGACTATATAGTTTGGCTGCCTTCTTGAATGGTCAATTAGAGTCCCTTAATATTAAGGTACCCTAATAGGTGAACCCAATTCTCCAGACTTTATATTTACTTCCCATGCCGGGCTATTTGCACAGCTCGACATAGAAAGAAGTATAAACAGGAGAACCAGTCGCTTACTGCTCGCCATTGATGAAAATTTCATCACCAAGGTCGAGGTTCGGAGATGTGGCGTCAATGACACCGTTAATTCGCGCGATGACCGCAAGGACATCACTCGAGGTAACAGTGGCATCAGACGGCACAGTCACCACCAGATAAGCAGACACTGGAATGGGTTGACCATCAGTGGCCGCCACGTACCGATCAAACCGGAGTACAGTCCGCTTACCCGGCAACTTAGTTGCCGAGTCAACGTACTTTGCCGATTTAATCGTCATTACCTCAGGGAGATTAACTCCCCGGGAGACTTCGCGTCGTACAGAGCCATCGACAATGTCGCTGGCCTGCAACTTAAACGCGAGGGTACTGATCGTTAGATCATTATTCATATGTATAAGGCTTCTCTAATTATGATTTATAGAGAAGCATGTTGTGTAACAGATCCCATTCAGAATGAATGAGACTATCTATCTGAGATTCGCCACTATTTGGTGGAGCAAAGCAGCCAGAATGGTGCCTTGCTTCTTTCCGAATCTGCCGGCGGCCCCCACTGAAGAGCGGGGGTCAACGGGATCTCGACGGTAGTACGAAACATTCTGAACAACGATATCTTTCCCAGTTATATTGGTCACATTATCGGCATCCCATGGAGCGTAGTAATAACTGTTATAAACAGTCCTACACTGAATGGAATACGTCTCTGAGACCGAAGCATCAATGAGTGATTTGGTAGCGCCCGTAAGGACGTTATCCAAATCATCAATGACACTACTGAGATTGACGAACCAGTCTACAACAAAGCTATAAGGAATAAGTTCCCATAGCGCCGATGCAGGACCAGCACTGAGGAAACGTTTCATGAGATAATCTAGGCTTCCAAAGATGGAAGTACTATACTTCACAGAAACGTGACCTCTTACGCTAACTGTACGGGTAGGCGGTTTGAGGGTCGTTTTACGGATCCTATAACCACCATCGCCTGTTAGCCCGTCACCGAACACAGTCGAGCCGCCCGGATTCGAGAGCACAAAGGTGCCTTTGGACCGAGCATAGCCAGACTGAACAGAACCTGCATTATCGACAGCTCTCTTAATCTTCGACTTTAGGTCTTTGATCGAGTGAGCCATCGTTTGTAGGTCAGACAACAACGGAGCAATACCATATTGATAGGCTAAATACGCATTGCTACCACCTACGAATCTCTTTCGGGCGGAAGCCCGAACGAAATCTTTCAGTGGTTTAACAGTACGACCCCCGCCAGAACGGCGGAGGATAGCATTTAGATTACCAATACCGGATAAGAAGGCCCTGGCTAAGTCCACTGTCTTGTGCGTATCTAAGATATTCGTCAGGTTATCAACCTGAAGCGAATTTAATAGATCGTGACGAGCATCGCGGACTAAGTCAGAAGTCGACTTATCGTAGGTTGCAGAGATATGGCGAGGCTCCACGATATCGGGGAGATTGCCACCGGCCTGGTGAACACTAGAGTACGGACCACTACGAGTGTAGTAGTCTGACATAATGTCACCATTTCGGGCGCGATAATACGTAGAGCAACTGGGAATGTCAATGACACTCCAGTTATACGCCGTATGATCGACATGTTTTACACTGCGACCCCTAGAGGGATCGTCAGTAATAGACTCATAACCAAGTGAAGTAGCGAAATCAGGAAGACTTTGAGTCGAAGGACTCGGAGTCTCCCAGAAATGACCATTCCACACAGCTTGAGTCGCTGCAATAGAGGTTATACCTTTATAGGTAGGACCTTCCTGTCGTTGTCTAGTTCTCATATTTCAGAGGGAGGACCCGTCTGGG